GCAAATATGTCAGACTTAAACGATATAAGAAAAAAACTCGACTATCTTGATTCTGTCAAGAATGGGGATGCGGTAGAAGTTCAGAACCCTGCGGTAGCCTTGTTGGATGAAATGGCAGAGCGAGCCAACAGACGGACAGTTAATTGGAACAAACTCAAAACTCTGAATGAGTTTACCGCAGGCATAAAAAGAAAAGAACTGACCGCCATAGCGGCGAGACCGTCAGTAGGAAAGTCAGCCTTTGCATTGCAGATGGCTTACGGAGCGTGGGAGCAGGGCGAGAAAGTCTTATACTTTCCGCTTGAGATGAGTGCCACACAGAGTTTCGGCAGACTGCTCGTAATGAACAACTTCATATCAGCAAAAGAATTTCAGACGGGTAAAAGGCAGAACGAGAGACTGTTCCAAGCAGGAGTAGACCACGTAGCAGAAATGGATAAGTCGGGAAGATTCAAAGTGTATGAAGGCGAGGGCAGAATAGAAGCCATAGAATCGACCATCAAACGGGAGAAACCTTTCCTCGTAGTCATAGACCAGTTGACACAGATGAGAGCGAGCGTTCCGTTCAAGGATTTAAGACTCCAGTTCTCATATATGACTTCCAACCTTAAGAGGATAGCAATGCAGGAGAATGTAGCCATACTGATACTCTGCCAAATAAACAGAAGTGCCGACAATGTAAAGCCGACTATGGCAAACCTTAAGGAATCGGGTTCAATTGAAGAGGATTCTGATAACGTGATTCTGCTCCACAGATATACGGAAGATGACTTCAGAAACCACGGACTGAATTATGAACCTTATAAGGAAAACGGGTTAAGACCTATGAGGCTTAATTTAGCAAAGCAAAGAGATGGCGAGACTGGTGAGTTCGACATAAACTTCAAGCCCGAAAGGATGACATTCTATGAGGTGATATGATGAAGGAAATCAAGCCAGAGACAGAATTAAAAAGGCTTAAGAAAGCCATAAAGAACTACTGCATAGCGTGTTCGGGAGACAGTAAGACCGAAGCAGAGAAATGCCTGATAAAGGAGTGTCCGCTATGGCAGTACAGAAAATAAGCAGATGCACAGAAAGGTGCAAGAAATGTAAGCACCACACCAACGTAACAAGCCTTATAAAAGGCGATGGCGTGATAGCGTGTGCATACATCTTGGACAGATTGGAAAGACGAGGTTGCCCCGCAGGTGATGAATGTACCAAGTTTAACGAGGGCGCAACCACAAAGAGATTCAAGCAGAAAGACATAAGGAGAAAGTAAGATGTTTATATGTGAAAACTGCGGTGCAGTATTTGAAGAGCCGATTAAAGGCTATGAGGAAGAAAAGGACAGATGTCCTAATTGCGGAGACTGGGGATTCAGAGAAGCAAAGAAATGTATAGTATGCGGAGAGCCTTGTTTGGAAGACTTGTGCGACAGTTGTGCGACAGATTTTGCTCTTGCAGTAGATGGGTTCATACGGATGTATGCCGAAGAGTTGGGTCTTCCACGGAGCAAAGTAGCCGATATGATAGAGGATTGTTTATAAGGAGCGAAAGATGAAGAGAAACGAATTGCTTGAGATTCTGAACGAGCATAAGGAAACGCTGATAGACGGAATAGTGCTTGCGTTAAGAGAGTGCAAATATGCTAATGGATTTCCCTACTTCGGTTCAGACGAGGAAGCCTACGCCATAATAAAGCATTTCTATTACGAGATGGATAGCCTTAATACTACCTCTTGGGGGAAACTGCTAAAAGTCAAATTCGACTACCACGATAACAGACCTAATCAGAAACACTTGTCAGAGTTAAGCGAACATATTGCAGGCATAGTGATGACAGGGCTGAATTTACTGGCGGTCATAGAAAAAGCCAAGGAAACGATAGAGTACGATGATATATGGAAGGAGCAAAGATATGGTAACAGTAAAGAAACAGACGATTCAGACGAAGAAGTTTGAGGAAGAAGTCATCAAGGCTATAAAGCACATCAAGGCTATGAAACTTGAGGACGAGGATAAGAGCGAGATACTGAACACCTTAAGAAGTATGCAGAACAATTGCTACGAATGGGGAGCGCCAGTAGAAGATTTCAAGATAATCGAAAGGAGAGCGTAATGAATTTAGCAATCGTATCAGGAAGGACGACAAAGGACTTCGAGACTTATACATCAAAGACAGGAACAATGGTAGCCAAGACCAATATAGCGGTAGACAGTGGCTTTGGAGACAACAAGAGAACAGACTTCATACCAGTTACGGTATTCGGTAAGACCGCAGAGTTCTGCTCACAGTTTGTTCAGAAAGGCGACTTGGTAGAAGTCAGAGGACACATAGTTACTGGCTCATATAAAAAGACAGACGGCACGGTAGTATATACCACAGATGTGAATGTTGATGACATCAAGAAGTTGCAGGGTAAACCGAAAGACAAGGAAGTTCCTGCCACTATGCCGCAGACGAGTTTTGAGGAACTGAACGAACAGATACCATTCTAACACCTCTTTTGTTGGTAGGGGTGGGTGGGAAAATCAAGATAGTCATTTTGAAATCAAGATAGTCATAAAGGAGAATTGATATGGGTGTTTACATAGCAAATATGAGCAAGCCGAAAGGGTGCGTTAAAGAGATAGATGATGGATTATTAGATGAGGCTTGTATGTTTCTCGAATATGATTTGTCGTGTAAATTACAACCAGAATCCAATGGATATGATTATGTCGAAACCTATAAGACTTGCCCACTAATAGAGATAGACCTTGTAAGGTGTGGGGAGTGTATGCACTATGATGACGGATTATGTCACAGACCAAAGTGGGCATTTGTTGTTGAAGAAACAGGCTTTTGCAACTACGGAGAAAGGAGAACCGATGATAATAAGTGAATGTATAATGATACACGAAGATAATGGAAATGGCACAAGAACAGTTAGGCAAATACCATTGGTAAGGTGTGGGGAGTGTAAGTGGTGCGATAACAACGGCAAGGGAAGAGCATTGATTTGCACTAATCCATATATTGATATGGACATACACCCTTTAGGCTTCTGTTCATACGGAGAAAGGAGAACCGATGAGCATAATACTTGAGGGGATTGATATGCCGAAGATTGGTGATTGTCACCATATAACTATATACGATAACGGCAATACTTACGTAACAACTTCAAATGTGCTATACGAAACAGACAGGAAAGATATTAAAGCCGTTCAGATACCCGCACCACACGGAAGGCTGATAGATGGGGATGAATTGGCAGACATCGTGGATGGAACAGATTGGTATCACATTAACAGAAAAGGCGAGTTGGTTCACGGAGCAGGGGTAGAAGATGAAGCACTTTATAAAGCAGACGATATATTAACTACCGTGAACAATTTCCCAACGATAATAGATGCGGAAAGGTAGGTGATGCCAAGTGATTAAAGTACAAGATAACTGTATCGACCCAGAATTTATGCAACCTTGCCCCAAGTGGGCGATAATAGAAGCAGAGGAATAAAGATGAGCAGAGTAGCAGTAGGTTGGTGGATGCCGCACCCAGAGGCTGAAGAGTGGGACTATTGTTCGGTATGCGGTATTGGCACTAAACGCAGAGAACACGGCACGAATGATGACGGTACGCCTTGGGAATCAGAATTAAGTTATACCCACTGTCCGTGGTGCGGAGCAAGGCTCTATGACTATAAGAGGTATAACCAATCACAAGAAAATACGACTGAATATACGATTGATAGTCAATCAGAAACGGTGAGTTTGAAAAATGGCGAAAATCAATTCTAAACAGAAAGGTGCAAGGTACGAGAGGGAGTTAGCCAACACATTTAGACATTATGGCTTTACAGAGGCTCGTAGGGGAGTACAATATAGTGGGAAGCAAGGGGAAGCAGATGATGTAGTAGGACTTCCCTATATCCACATAGAGGCTAAACACGTGGAGAAACTAAATCTGTATGAGGCTATCAAACAAGCAGAACGAGATGCCAACATAGACGAAATGCCTTGCGTGTTCCACAGACGAAACAGAACGAAGACCTATGTAACGATGGACTTGGATAACTGGATGAATTTATATACCACTTGGCTATATGTGAAAGAGAGGGGCAAATGAAAGACTATATGCAGTTTGATGTCGATGGATTCTTTAGGGATTACAGACCGAACAAGAGAAAGTTAAGAGACTTGGAGTGGGACTTGGCTCAAGCGTGTTCGCAGGGCGGTATGGATTATGCCAAACCAAAAGTTACAGGCGGATTGCCGAGTTCCCAAGTAGAGGTATCCGTTGAGAAGATAGCCGATATAAGGGCGAAAATCGACGATTTGAACGAGTATTTCAAGAGAGCCGATAACTTCCTTAACTGCTTGGATTCAACGGAGAAAACGGTAGCAGAATATTATTTTATCAAGGGGTTTCGTAGCCACTTCGCAGTAAATGACATAGCCTATAAGGCTCACATTTCAAGGGCTTCCGTGTACAGAACCGTACAGAGAATCAGAATCAAAATAAGAAAATATACAGAGAGAGGGGGGCATTGAAGCC